TCTTGACTGGGAAAACCCGGATATGTATCTAAACCACCTCGAATATCACTGTGCCGGCGGAACATTTTCGAATGGCAAAAAAAATCCGGTGAGAGGGGATGGTTCCGACAATGTGTATTGCTTTTTTAAGGCGGTGTAAACATGGAAGAGCGCATTAATGAGATTGTTAGATTGATTGACACCCAGCTTGCTATTGTGCCGGATAATCCGATAGAGGAATCATACAAGGCAAGAACATTGGCGAGCTACGTACAGGCTCTGAATGGGCTTTTAACGGCTCAGAAATCATATAAGGAGGAAAGTATTAGTGAGTGAATTTGAAATCCGTATTCCGGCAAGAAAGAAGCAGCCGGCAACCGATAAGGATAACCCTGTCGTGAAAGTTTCGCCGGAAGCGTACAACGCACTGGTTGAGATTTATAACGAATCAACCATATCAATGAAAGATATTGCAAGCAAGCATGTGGTTTATGACAAGGAGGAATAGCAATGGCAACACCAGTATTAATTATTGGAAAATCTGGTTCTGGCAAGAGTACCAGTTTGAGAAACTGCCAGAATTCTGACTGGAACCTTATTAGAGTATTGAATAAACCACTTCCGTTTAAAGGAAAGATTGACGGATGGTTTACGGATGATTACCAGCAGGTAATGAAGTGCCTGATCGCATCAAAAGCAGAGTCAATTGTTATTGATGATGCAGGCTATCTTATCACTAATCACTTTATGAGAGGGCATGCTTCTGCCGGAAAAGGCAATGCAGTGTTTGCTCTGTACAATGATATTGGAGACTATTTCTGGAATCTTATCCAGTTTATCGTCACGAAAGTACCGCAGGACAAGATCGTATATATGATGATGCACGAAGAAAAGGATGATTCTGGAGATGTGAAACCAAAGACCATAGGAAAGCTACTTGATGAAAAAATTTGTTTGGAAGGTCTTTTTACCATCGTTCTTCGCTGTATTGAAGAAAGCGGAAAACACTTATTTGTCACTCAGTCCAGCCAGGGAGCAGTAAGTAAGTCTCCGATCGGAATGTTTGACAGTTTAACTATTGATAATGATCTCGCAGAAGTAGACAAGATCATTAGAGACTATTACGAATTAGGAAAAGGAGAAAACAATAATGCAGAAACCAAATAGCTATGACACAACACAGGCAGCAGGAGAATTTGAACCGATTGCTCTTGGCGGACACAAGATGGTTATTAAGCAGGTATCAGAGAAAAAATCCCAGGGTGGACTTGATATGCTTGTTATCTTGTTTGATTTCGCAGAAGGAGACGAACAGGCGGGCTACTTTATGAAGCAGTTTGAAAATGACATTCGTCCGGACAAGAAGTATCCGAATGCCGGTACTAACTATATGGTTATTGACGAGAGCGTAGATTATGGTGTCCGTAACCTTAAAACATTTATCACATGCGTAGAAAAGTCAAATCCGGGTTTTGCTGTTAAGTGGGGTGACAACTTCGGACAGCAGTTTAAAGGTAAGCTAATCGGCGGTATCTTCCGTCTGGAGAAAGACTGGTACGACAACAGAGAAGTAAAACGTCACAAACTTGCATGGTTCCGCAGTATTGAAGGAATTAAGGATGCGGACATCCCAGAAGAGCGCACCACAAAAGCCTATGACGATCATCTGAAGGAAGAAGCTATCATGGGAGCGAATCCGGCAGGTACTGACTTTATGAATATTCCAGACAGTGTACAGGAAGAACTTCCATTCAATTAAAAGGATGTGTTTTTAATGGTTATACAAGTAGACACAAGGGAACATAAATCAGAATGGGAACGGATTCAGAATCAGTTTGACAGCCTTGAAGTACAATATTTCCGATCAAAGTTATACTGCGGAGACTATCAATCTTTGGACAATGCAAAGCTCTGTATTGACCGCAAAAAGGATTTGCAGGAGTTATGCGGAAATGTATGCCAGCAGCATGAAAGATTCAAAGCGGAGCTGATTAGAGCGCGTGAAGCAGGTATACAGTTAATCATCCTATGCGAGCATGGTCCAGATATTAAATCTGTTGGTGATGTGTATTTTTGGGAGAATCCCCGAAAACATAAAGTTATCTGGAGAACTGTAAACGGCAAGAGAGTAAAGACTGTGATATCTGACAAGGCTGTTGATGGCTGTCAGCTATATAAATCTCTTTGCACGATTAGAGATAAATACGGTGTCAGATTTGAATTCTGTACAAAAGAAGAAACCGGGCGGAGAATCGTGGAGTTGCTGTCATGACTAAGGAAGAAATCAAACAGTCAGTGAAAATGCCGGAAATTCTTTCCAGATATGGACTGAAACCGAACAGAGCGGGATTTATATGTTGCCCTTTTCACAAGGAAAAGTCAGCATCCTGCAAAATCTACGATGATTCTTTCTACTGTTTCGGCTGTGGAATCGGCGGTGATGTGTTTGATTTCGTGATGCAATACGAATCCGTTCCTTTTAGTACTGCATTTATTGAACTGGGCGGTACTTATGTATCAAAAAAAGGTAAAAGCCGCAACCAGATCAGACATGAAATGAGAGATATCAAATCAAAAAAATGCAATCCCGCTCAGGATCCCAGCGAACTTGAACAGGTAGAAAAGAACATGTTTATGTACGAAACAGCACTAAAAACTTTCCCTCCTGGTTCAGAAGAGTGGTATATGTGCCAGTTCAACCTTGAAAAAGAAAAAAGCAGATATGAAATATTATCAGCTAAGGCAGGAGGTGAGAAGCATTCTTGAAAATATTGAAAATTTGCAAGCAAATGATTTTATGCAGAAGAAGTTATATGAAGAACTTTTTGCGATAAAAAGTAAAATCGACCGCTCGGAAGTTAAATTTAAGTTGATGGACAGAGCAAAGAACGTAAGAGTAAAAAGCATAGCCGAGGAATTCATAAAAGAATTCCAGAAAGCAGAACAGGACAAGGAAAAGGAAGAAAAAGCAAATCGTTCCATGCAACTGGTTGAGAATATAACAAATTTTTATGAGGATGATATTGGAAAAGAATATCCTAACATGGCTTGCGGAAGCTGGATAGCTACGGAAAACGGAATATTTTCTTCCGAGACATCCAAGGCAAGGGAACTTGTGTGCCACCACCCGATCATGCCGATTCGCCGACTAAAGAACATCGAGACAGGCGAAGAGCAAATTACAGTTGCTTTCAAAAGAGACGGATATTGGACGGAAATAACCGTTCCAAAAATTGACATTGTGACTTCCAGAGCAATAACTAATCTTGCAAGGTTCGGAGTGCAGGTAAATTCAGAGAATGCAAGGCTTCTTGTGAAGTATCTGGCAGATGTGGAAATGTACAATGCCGATATGATTGACATACAGCACTCTACAAGCAAGTTAGGGTGGCATGGCAATGTATTTGTGCCTTACGACCTTTCAATCGTTTTTGATGGCGAATACCGCTTTAAAACACTATTCCAGAGTATACAGGAAAGCGGAGATTACTTCAAGTGGGTGACGCTGGCTAAGCAGCTACGGTCATGTGGGCGATTGGAACCACGAATAGCACTGGCGGCATCTTTTGCGAGTGTTCTTATACAGCCACTTGATGTGCTGCCGTTCATTGTAGATTTCTATGGGCAGACAGGAGGCGGAAAGACGGTAACAATCAATATAGCGGCATCGGTTTGGGGGAATCCGGCACCGGGAGCCTACGTTGGGAATTTTCGTTCAACAGATACATCATTGGAGACAAGGGCAGATATGCTCAATAACCTTCCGATGATCCTCGATGACTCTAAGAACGCTTCTCAATATATTCGGGACAACTACGAAACATTGATTTACAATCTCTGTTCCGGTAAAGGGAAAGGAAGATCAAATAAGGACCTCGGAGCAGCTAAGGAGAATACATGGTGTAATGTAACCATTTGTAACGGTGAGAACCCTATTTCGGAATTTGCAGATTCCGGTGGAGCAATCAACAGAATTGTTGAAATTGAGTGTTGCGAGGATATTTACGAGAATCCGGCAGAGATTAACAGCACTGTAATGAAAAATTATGGTTTTGCTGGAAGAGTATTTGTTGGAAATCTTAAAAAATTTACACCGGATGAGTTAAAAGAAATGAAGTCTGAGATTGAAAAGGGCTTTGATGGATATAATTTTCCGGCAAAACAGGTCATGGCTATATCCACGCTCCTACTGGCTGACAAATTAGCTACAGATTTCATATTTAAGGATGGACGTGAGCTGACAGTCGAGGATGTTGTGGACATACCTACACGCAAGAAAGACGTATCGGAAGGACAGAGATGCTATGAGTTTATCATCGAAAGTCTTTCTGTGTACGGGCAGCACTTTGATGCGCAATTCAGTTGCGATCAGTGGGGATTTAAGGAAACACCAGATGAGTATGGAGATGTATATGTGTATTTTTATCCGAAACCTCTTGAAAATCTCCTAAAAAACAACGGATTCTCCAGAAAAGCCTTTTCAGCATGGGCGATTAATCGAGAATTAATTAAGCATACAGGAAAAAGGGATACGGTAATAAAAAGAGATGGGGGAAGTGTAATGAGACTTGTTGCTGTAAAGATTATTGATATAAAAGATCTTGAAGACGAACAGGAAAATGAGCATGTTGAAGCTGATTTTATACCTGCTAATACTGGAACAAGTGTTCCGTTTTCGTGATTTGTAACCATGTAACCATGTAACCCGCGGAAAAGCATGTGTATAGGGAATAAAAAAATATATAAAAAAATCATATACACATTGCAATCTCCTATAGGAAAACATTGGTTACATTGGTTACACGGTTACACAACTCTGAAACCCGCATAAAATAAGGGTTTGCGGTGTAACCAAGGTGGTTGAAAAGTTGGTTACACATTGGTTACAAAAATAAAATGATTACACAAATTAAAAAATAAAATTAAATTGCATGAAAATTCAGATTGTTACAATTGGTTACTAAGGCATAAGGAGTGGTTACAAAAATGGAAAAAGAGAAGCTTAATAAAAAACAGCGGTACGCATTGGACACAATGTTGTCTGGCAGTAATGTTTTCCTTACAGGAGATGCAGGAACAGGCAAGACAACGGTTATTCAGACATTCATTGATGAGGCGGAAAAAACTGGTAAAAGTGTTCTGGTATCTGCTACTACTGGAATAGCTGCGGACAATATCGGATATGGAGCGACTACCGTGCATCGTGCATTGAATATCTCAATCAAATTTGAGGATTACAAGAAAAAAGTGAAATCCAGAGCTGAACTGTTGAAGGAAGCGGATATTCTTATTATTGACGAGATCAGCATGTGCCGGTTCGACCTGTTTAATATGATTGCGAAGACGATCATTACAGAAAATGAAGAGAGAGCGGTTGATAGACTTTTGAGCGGAGAGGATAAAGAAGACGTTCAACTGATCGTAATTGGGGATTTCTACCAGCTTCCACCAGTCATTACAACAGATGACCGTAAAATTCTCTGCCGGATGTATGGATCTGATTATGGAAAGGGTGGAAAGTACGAACACGGATATGCTTTCATGTCTGAGTACTGGAAAGAAATGGGGTTTGAATATATTAAACTTGATGAAGTATGCAGGCAGAATGATGAGGGATTTAAGTATGTGCTGAATGATATTAAATATGGCAACAATATTAGAAAATCCATTGCATATCTGGAGAATAACGAATCAGACAAGGTTATACCAGAAGCACCGTTTCTGGTCGGAACAAATGCTGAAGCTGATCGGATTAATAATACTTTTCTCGGAAAACTGGATAAAAAGACCGAAAAAGTGTTTCATGCAGCAGTTGACGGAGAATTAACGTCTGCTGATATTAAGAACATTGCATTTGCCAGAGAGGACTTAATTCTTAACATCGGTGCAAAAGTGATGATTACAGTCAATGATCTGTCTGGAAACTACGTCAATGGAACGATTGGCATCATTCAGAAAATTGTGGATAACGGAGAATTTGAAGAATCCTATCTGGTTATCAAGACTGATAAGGGTAAAACAGTTAACTTGTACAGATACAGTAAAGACATTGAGAAACAGGTTATTGAGGAAACTGAACAGGAAAAAGATGGACAGAAGATCGTAAAAGAAAAGATAGTCCGTAAGAAAGCTGGTTCTTTCTCTCAGTTCCCGGTAAAACTTGCCTGGGCGATCAGTATTCATAAATCACAGGGACAGACATTTGAAAAGATTAATATTGATCCTTGCTGTTGGGATCCTGGACAGTTCTATGTAGCTGTTTCCCGGGCTAAATCAGCTAACGGCATACATTTTATCAGACCGATAAAACAGAGCTATATAAAGGCGTTTAGCAAGGATAATGAGCGACTTCTTGAACAGAGTTTTGAGGTAGAAGAAGGTGTATAAGTATGAGAGTGACGCATGAGCAGATACCGAACACCATAAAGTTTTTACAAATCGACTTTCCGGCACTGGTCCTTCAAACTGCCGGAATAGAAGAAAGGGACGAATACTGGCAGCAGGTAGTTGAGCAGATACACGTTGTATCGGACAAATATAATAAAAACGGCTTTGTGGATCACATGCTTACAGCCTATGCGGATTATCTGGACAAGATGCATAAGAAAGCTAAAAATCTGAACAAGGAGAAAACCAATGAACAAAATGAAGGAGTATGAGCGAGGGAGAGAGGACGGCCTTGACCTGGCACTCAGAATTGTTAGAGATGGCGGTATAGAAGCACTTGAGAGGGAAATAAAATTCCGAGGGATTACAGGAGTACATACCTCTTTAGCCAGTAAAGACCTGGATAAAGCTGCACAGAAGATCAAAGAAATGACACTTGATACATTTGCAATCCTTGGAATTGCCGTTTTGCATGATGATTTCGGATTTGGACAGAAACGCTGTCAGAAATTCATGGACGGCATGGACAGGGGGGGCTGATTATCTGATGGATGATATGGCAACCTGGGAGGATTATAGAAGATCAATCAAAGAGGAGCTGAATCTTGATTTGAGATTTCGCATTAACGATTAAGCGAGGTGTTATTGATGGGAAAATACAATACAGAGCACAAACACAAAGAGGGACAGGAGATGTATAAAGCGGTATATCACTTTATACTGAAATATTACCGCAAACACCACTATATGCCGTCTACAAGAAATATTGCAGATGGATTAGACATTTCAATGGCTACTGCCAGAAAACACTTTAATTTGCTCTTAGACAACGGATTGCTTGTTAGTGAGGATCCGACAGAGCAGAGGGCGTATAGATTGAGTTATTCAAAGGTGGAGGAATAAATGAAAGAAATAAACTATAAATCCGAAACAATTAAGTTAAGCCAATCACTTAATAAAAAAGAATTAAATTTATGGAGAAATCTTAGTGATATGTACAGAGTGTTTGGGGGCAATGCAAGAGAAATGCAAATACCATTATCGTATTTACATAAAACCATGCATTTAAAGGCAGAAACGGAATCTGACATTGAAAAGATGATGGACAAATTATTGTTTGTCGGAGTTTTTCCAGAGAATCCAATGAATTTTAGCGGACTTGTTAGTGGACACCTAGTTAGCGGTTCAAAAATCGAATTTGTTTCGGAAACCGGAAAAAGATATATCTATTATTACATAGAAAAAGTGTTTAATCCAGACCTTTTGTATGAAAATGAGATTCCATGTACCACTGCACAATAGCGTGTCAGTTGCTTACATGTGGAAAGTGAGGATAGAAATGAGTGATGTAATGGAACTTATTCAGAATGAAGACGGCGCATTTAGTGCATGCGATGATACCTATGACGTTGTAATACACTGCGAGACAGAAGAGGAACAGAAGAAAGTTATTGAGCGTTTGTCTACTGACTGGATTCCAGTCAGCGAGAGAGTACCAGAAATCAAGAATTATGCGGAATGCTATTTAGTCACAGACGGCAGATTTTGCTGGATGGCATACTGGACGCCCGAAAAAGAGTGGATTCTTGCGGATTGTACAAATTGTAAAAATAAAATTGATTGGACAGACGTCGTGGCTTGGATGCCGATTCCAGAACCATATAAGGAGGACTAAATGGGAAGATGTAAATTAACCTGCCCGGATGGTGAAACAGAGTGCTGCATTTGCTGTGATAAACAGGATTCCTGCCAGTGCAGATGTGATGATATGGACAGTTATGAATACGCGGAGGAGTGTGAGGATTATGCAAAGGAGGAAGAAACATGATTACATTCTTATTAGGGTTCACCCTTGGAATCATAGTCGGAGTGGCCGGTCTTGTATGCATAGCGATCATGTACGACAAACACCACCCAGACGATTAGAAAGGAGAACAGTATGCTGACAAGGAACAAGAAGTTGAAAGACTACGGTATTCCGGCAGAGGACATTGAAAAAACTGAATACGATGCTGAAAGACTTCCCGGCAGAGTACGGATACCTGCTTACCAGTGCCGCCTTGTCAGCTTGCCCGAAAAACACGGTGATAGCGGATATGGTTATCGAGAATATTCTACACCGGAAAAGTTACAGAAAAATCAGCAAAGAAAGATATATCCCGATGAATCCGAAGGACTTCTATGGATACAGGCGCAAGACCGTCGCTGTACTGTATGAGAGGATGAGGTTGTTGGGAGTGTGGGAGGAATAAAATATGAGCAGACTGATAGATGCAGACGAATTAATTAAATACATCAAAATTTGGGAAATTGGAACAAGTGTTAGTTCTGGCCAGAAGGAGTTTATTGATTGTGTTAATAAACAGCCAACGGCATTTGATGTGGATAAGGTTGTTCAGCAATTAGAAAAACGGAGTACATTAGCAAAACCTGTGGGATGGACAAAATCTTATGAAATCGTAATTTTGAATGATGCTGTGGAGATTGTGAAAGGCGGTGGAGTTGAATGAGAGAAATTCTTTTCAAGGCAAAGCGGATTGATAATGGAAAATGGGTTGAGGGATATTATCAGAAAATGTCTGAAACAACCTATTGTTTTAAAGAGGACTATGAACGAAAACCAGTATCAGAACATCACTATATTTTGCAAGAGAGAATGACTGACTGGGGACTCCCAAATCAGATAGTACAGATTGAAATTGATTCAGAAACCCTCTGCCAGTTCACCGGACTGACTGATAAGAGCAATAAGAGAATCTGGGAAAATGACATCGTTAATCATAACGGAGAATATGCCCTGGTAAAATTTGGAATGTATTGTTCAAGCTTTGATTACGGAAGCTATAATTTAGGATTTTATGTTGATTTTCCAGAAGAGACATTTTACCGAAAAGAACTTGGGTATTGGCGCAGAAAGGTTGAAACTTCCGGAAACGTGTTTGACAACCCAGAATTATTACAGGAGGAACACTGATGCAAAGAGAATTTATTTGCGGTGACTGCATGAATTTTCTCCCGGACTTTCCAGATAATTACTTCGATGTGGCAGTTGTAGATCCACCGTATTACAGCGGCCCAGAAAAGAGAGGATTCTACGGAAGAAAGATAAGTCCAATAGGAGTACAGAGAATATACAAAGTCTCTGAACAATGGATTATACCGAACCAGGAATATTTCGACCAGCTCTTTAGAGTTTCCAAAAATCAAATTGTGTGGGGCTGCAATTATTTTGAATACAGCTTCCCACCAGGAAGAATTGTATGGGATAAGTGCAATGGGAATTCAAGCTTTTCCGATTGTGAGATAGCTGCTTGCAGTTTCCATGACAGTGTAAGACTTTTTAGGTATATGTGGAATGGTATGCTACAGGGAAAGAGTATCGCGCACGGAGAAATAATGCAGGGCAACAAAAAACTGAATGAAAAGCGAATCCACCCAACTCAAAAGCCTGTAAATTTATATCGTTGGATATGTCATAAATATCTGCAGAAAGGAATGAAGATTCTTGATACCCATGTGGGGAGTGCAAGCTCACTGATTGCATATGAGGAATACGGCCTGGAATATGTTGGTTATGAAATCAATAAAGATTATTACGATTCAGCTCAAAAACGGTTGAACGAGTTCAGATCACAATTAACATTATTTGATTTAGGAATGGAGGTGCCGGAATGAGTAAATCAGTATTAGTGATGGAAACACCAGAGAATTGCTATGTTTGCCCGTTCGGAACTGCATACTGTAGCGCTCTTGAATATGAGGGTTTGTGTGAATTAGCTGACTGTTTAGATTGCGATGTAATTCTGATGACAGAAGAACATTATGATTGTGAAAGTAAATCAAGACCAGACTGGTGTCCGCTTATGGATTTGCCAGAAAAAGACAATGGAGATTATCCAGCTAATACGTCTGATGCTGGCTTTGCAGAAGGATGGAACCAGTGTATTGATGAGATTACAGGAGGAATGAGAGATGGCGAATGCAATGAAATGTGATCGATGCGGAAAGTTATATGAATCATACAACACTAAAAAAGATAATAAAAACATCAATGGATTTATTCCAGTGAATTTAGATGTTGATAGAAAGTATTATTCACATGGCGTAACGGACTTATGCCCTGACTGTATGAAAGAATTTCAGAATTGGATGAAAGAGGTGAAGTAGATGAGTAAGAAAGTGAAGTGCTGTGAGTGTGCTTCTTTTTTAGGTTGGGCTTTGCCTGAGCGAGTAGATAAATATAACTACGAATGCGCCAAAAGAGTTTTCAAATTGGCTTCTACTACAGGAGTATGTGGATACAGCATGAAAACCAAACAGATGGCACATGAGCAGTATTGCAAACGATTTGAAAAGAATAAATATTTAGAGCAGGAAAGTGAACCTTTTAAACAGGAAATTTTGAACCTTAAAAATGCGATTTCAGAGTATGAAAAAGAAAATTTCGTGGAAGTAGATGAATCGTGGAAAGTTCATTTCATGAGAAGATTTCAGGAGGTGAAGTAGATGGAGAGATTAACAGAGTGGATTGACGATGGTGAACATCGGCAGGCAATTCCAAAAACTGACATTAGAAACAACGGTCATAACAAATGCTGTAATAAACTTGCCGAATATGAAGACTTAGAAGAACAGGGCTTGCTTGTGAGGCTGCCGTGTAAGGTTGGAGATACAATGTATGATATTATAGGAAAACCTCTTAGAATCGTAGAACACAAAGTGGATGCTTTTCATATTGATAAAAAAGGCTTTCATTTACAAATTATTAACGGAGTTTTAGAAAAGAAGCAAGAAGCAAAGGTTTATTTTTCTCGTGAAGAAGCTAAAAAGAAGTTGGAGGAGATGAAGAAGAATGATTGATAGTTTAATAGCATTTACATTTGGAATAATATTCGGATCATTTGGCACTATTTACTTGATTACACATTTTGGTGGCAAGCGTAAATAGAAATAAAAAGGAGTGATGATATGCGGACCAGGCAAAAGTCACTTGTTGATTTTGGCGTATATCCAGAAGACATTAACCGTTTAAAGGATATATGCCAGAAAGCTACACCGGAGCAGAGACATGATATTTTACACTGCTGCATAAGCTCTTGCCCTCCAGGGATTGAACTTCTGGTGTACGAATCTATTGTAACAAACAAATCCTATGACCGTATCATGAAGACAAAATACATACCGGCAAAGCGAGATGATTTCTATGCATACAAGCGCAAGGCAATGGCTATGTTTTATGATACTTTAAGAAAACTAAGAGAAATATAATACTACAATTAATATTAAAATGTGGGGACAAATTTTTCTGCCATGTATGGTAATATAGTATATATATATAGCTATACGTGGCAGAATTTTTATTTTCAGAAAGGGTATGATTGGATGTTGATAGAATGGCAAACGAGGAAAATTTAAAACCTTTTAAACCTGGTCGAAGCAGTGAGGAAGCAGTGAAGAACGGTCAAAAAGGTGGCATTGCTTCTGGTCAGTCTCGCCGCCAAAAGAAAACCCTTTCTGAATTAGCCAAAATGATAGCTGAGAACCCTGCCCCGACTGCTGCAAAGAAGAAACTCACGAAGATGGGTATATCTGACGAGGACGCAAATAACAATGCCTGTATTGTAGCTGCCGTATATGATAAAGCTATCAAAGGAAATATGCAGGCAGTGGACAAATGGGAACAGTTGGTAGCCGTATCAAAATCAGACGAAAGCAAATATGAACTTCCTGCCAGAGTACTCGGCAAGGCATTCGTGGATATTAACCGACAGATTAAGCCTAACATTGAATATGTATTCGAGGGCGGTCGAGGCGGTTTGAAATCTTCGTACGTAGCTTTTAAGATTACTGAACTTATCAAAAATAATCCTCAGATGCACGCTTGCATTACTCGCCAGGTGGGTGCGACGCTGAAAGATTCTGTGTATGCTCAGATGAAATGGGCTATCAATGAACTGGGACTGATGGAAGAATTTGAATGCAAGGTGTCGCCACTTGAGATCAAATACATTAAAACCGGGCAGACAATATACTTCCGTGGTCTGGATGATGAAACTAAACTGAAATCTATTAAGCCAGAATTCGGATATATCGGAATTCTCTGGAAAGAAGAAAAAGATCAAATGAAGGGAGATGCCCAGGAGCGTTCTGTTAATCAGTCAGTGCTTCGTGGTGGCGATGAATCCTATGATTTTTCATCATACAATCCACCAAAATCAAAATCAAACTGGGTAAACAGGATCAAGCTCACGCCTAACCCGAAAAGAGTTATTCATCATTCAAGTTATCTGGAAGCCCCGGAGGAGTGGCTAGGTCAGAAATTCCTTAATGATGCAGAGCACTTAAAGGAAGTCAATCCAGAAGCATATGAGCATGAATACCTGGGTGTTCCGAATGGTGACGGCGGAAACGTATTTGAATATCTGGAGATTAGAGATATTACAGATGAAGAAATCAGTCACATGGACCGTATTTTCCCTGGAGTAGATTATGGATGGTACCCGGATGCCTTCTGCTATCTCCGAACTTATTATGATTCCGCCAGAGAGAAGATATATCTAATTGACGAGCTATATGTAAATAAATGGAGCAACTCCAAGACCGCTGATTGGATCAAGAAAAAAGGCTATGACGATTATACGATGATATGTGATTCTGCGGAGCCTAAATCCGTGAACGACTTCCGGGACGCCGGACTTCCTGCTAGAGGAGCAATCAAAGGGCCGGGAAGTATCGAGTATGGTTTTAAATTCTTACAGACAAAGACACTTGTCATTGACCCGAAGCGGACACCGAACGCATACAAGGAAATTACGGAATATGAGTACGATCGGGACAAAGAGGGAAATGTAATAAGTGGTTATCCTGACGGAAACGATCATGCAATCTCGGCACTTAGGTATGCTTATGAGCCGTTATTTAACAGAAGGGGGAACAGTGCATAATGTGTAAATTTTGCGATGAATTAGCTTCTTGGAAAGAATGCCATGATAATCCAGAATACAAGAAGAATAAATATATATACGGCTGTATGTTGTACATATACATGAAAGACCGAAAAGGGAGCATTACTTCCAGACCGTTTGACCTTAATTATTGTCCGATGTGTGGAAAAAAGATAGCGACAGGTGACTAAAATGTTAGATAGGTACTTTTCAGATAAAATAAATAAATTCTTAAGCATCGGTTTAAAAATATATGGATCATCTGACATTAACGAAATCTTAAAAGTTGTAGAATATGAAGACATTATTGTGCGAGATACTTCTGTAAGATGGATGGATTTTAAAAGGTAGATTAAATGGGACTTATAACAACACTAAAAAGGTGGTTTAACATGATATTCAAAAAACAAGCCGAAGAGGATTTTAATATCCAAGCAGCAGAATTCCCGGAAATGGAATCGTTAATTAATAAATGTGCGAACATATATCGAGGCGTTCCATACTGGCTAGATGATAAGAATAATATTAAGACGATTAATTTCGCTAAATCTGTCTGCTCAGAAACAGCTCGGCTCGCAACACTGGCAATCGGCATTCAGATTGATGGTTCCGCAAGAGCTACATGGCTACAGGAGCAGATTGATAAAGTGTATTTCCAAATACGTCACTGGGTAGAATATGGCTGTGCTTATGGAACAGTTTTTATTAAACCAAACGGTGAGAACCTTGACGTATTTACTCCGGCAGATGTGATGATCGTGGATTACGACAACCAAGAAATCAAAGGGATTATATTTAAGGATTCTTATACCGTTGGTAGAAAATACTACACAAGACTCGAGTATCACAGGTTTGTTGAGACAACAGTGGACGGAGTGACAACCTATCCGTATTATGTTTCCAACAGAGCCTATGTATCAAAATCCCCGCAGTCAATCGGCGATAAGATTGACCTTAAACAGACCAAGTGGGCTGACCTCATAGCAGACACGCCGCCGATTCTTAAGGCGAACGGAGAGAAGTTGAATGGACCTCTGTACGGAGTGCTGCGGACTCCACAGGCGAACAATGTGGATATCAGTACGCCACTTGGCTTACCGATATTTGCAGAAGCAATTGAAGAGTTGAAAGACCTGGACATTGCATACAGCCGTAATGCAAAAGAAATCCTTGATTCTAAGAGAACCGTTCTGGCTGATGATAGAATACTCATGCCGAGTGGATCACCAGTAGCAGCTATGACACCGCAGGCCATGGAACACAGATGCAAAGAAATGAGCTTGCCGGATTATGTGAAAAATGTATTCGGACAGGATGAAAAAGAGTTTTATCAAGAAATCAATCCGATTTTAAACACTGATACCCGCATAAGCGGGATAAATGCCCTTTTAAGCCAGTTAGGGTACAAGATTGGATTCTCCAATGGGTATTTTGTCTTTAACGAAACAAGCGGCATACAGACAGCCACAGGGGTAGAAGCAGAACAGCAGAGGACCATACAGTTTATCAAGGATGTAAGGGATAAACTAGAATCCTGTTTAGATCAAGTAATCTACGCACTGAATGTCCATGCTGATTTGTACGGACTTGCACCTGTCGGAGCCTATGAAGTCAATTATGATTTCGGAGACATCACATATTCTTTTGCAGAGGATAAGCAGACTTGGCTTAGCTATGTAAACACCGGAAGGGTTCCGTTCTGGTACTATCTGGTAAAATTTGAAGGATTCAGCGAAGAGGATGCGAAAGCTCTCGCAAATGAAGCGAATAAAGAAAACAAAGCAAGCGGATTATTTGGGGATGAATAGCCTATGAAGATCAATAATCATGTTGGAAATGTACATATCAAATTTGATACAAAGCGGATTGATGGTAATTTGAAAGAAGCTCAGAAGAAGCTGAACATGCAGATCGTAGCGGACTGCGAGCCTTATGTACCTTTCCAGCAAGGAGCATTGAGAAGCAGCGTAAGATATCCGCAGGGAATTGATGGCGGAGAGATTGAATACAATACTTCTTATGCTCATTATCTGTACGCGGGAGAAGTATATGGTCCGAACATTCCGCTCAAGGATGCACAGGGCAATATTATCGGATGGACATCTCCGCCTAAAAAATCACCCACAGGGAGAAGATTACAATATCATACACCAGGAACGTCCGATCACTGGTTTGATCGTGCTAAGCAGGAACATCTATCTGATTGGGTGCGGCTTGTAAAAGAAACGGCAGGTGGTAAATAATGCTTCCACCAGAGTATTTTCACGGAAAAGAAAAAAGAATCCTTGCGATTTACCAGGAACTGGAAGATTTTATAATGACGGACATTTCCAAGCGCATTCTTCAAACTGGCGGCATGACTGCCACAGCTGATCGGCTTATCTGGAAACTCACGCAAATGGGAGAGAGCAGAGCTGCCATTGAACAGAAGTTGCAGAAGCTTACAAAAATGACACAACCAGAGCTTAGACGGATCCTGCAAAATGCCGTGATGACGTCCTGGGATAATGATAAAGATATTCTTTTAGGGATTGACGAGAATATAAGTCCACCATTGGAGAATCCAGAAGTGATAGCGGTGATGGATGCAGAATTCAAAAAAACATTGGGTGAGCTTAGCAACCTGAGCAGGACTACAATAAATCAATCTCAGCGTGATCTAATTAATCTGCTGGATAAAGCTGAAATCCGTGTTGCTTCCGGTGTGCAATCCTACACCACTGCAATTTGTGATGTGTTGGACAATTATGCACAAAAAGGAATCATGGTGGATTATCCAACAAGCGGTGCAAAAAGAACCCTTGAAGCAGCTGTGAGGTGTTGCGTGGTAACAAGTATGAATCAAACGGCGGCACAGGTAACGAATCAGTACATTGCACAGGCAAAGACAAATTATGTCCTTGTATCAGCGCATATGGGAGCCAGAACAGCACAGAAAGGACAGCCCCCTTGCGGAGATCATTCATCCTGGCAGGGAAAGCCTTACTCAATAGTTGGATCGGAACCGGGATATCCTAATCTTTTGGAAAACACTGGATATGATATAAGCCCGAAAACCGGACAGGGAACAGTTGTGGATCCGCACGGACTGCATGGGTGGAATTGCAAGCATAGTCACCAGCCATGGGCAAAAGGATTACGGAATCCATGGGCGGACGAACACAAGATTGATTCTGAAGAGAATAAAAAGATCTATGAAGATACACAGAAGCAGCGAGCAATGGAACGTTCAATCAGATCGACTAAACGCCGGCTGATAATGAAAAACGAAGAAATCAACTCAGACGATGTACCAGAATCTGAAAAAGAAAAACTAAGATCGGAATATGATCGAATGGCTTTTAAACTGACTGAACAGAATAAGGAGTATAATAAATTCTGCGAGGAAAACAATCTTGCAGCACAATATTACCGTAACAAGGTAGCAGACTTTGGATATAAGCAGCAGTCCAGGGCAAATGCAGGAGCAAAAAGATTTGTGAGGGCAAAGTGAGGTAGATATGGAAAGATGGGTATATTTTAATCCGAATCCAGCCGGGAATCGTGTAGGTGACTGTGCTGTCCGGGCGATATGCAAGGCGTTAGAGCTTGACTGGGAGACGGTATTTACAGGATTAATGGTATATGCTTGCTCGCTATCAGATATGCCAAGTGCTAATTATGTATGGGGATCATATTTGGCAAGGCATGGATATCACAGGAAGCTTGTGGAGCAGTCAGAGAGGTATATTTATACAGTAAATGACTTCTGTTTAGATCATCCTTCTGGCACATACATCCTTTGCATAGATGGCCATGTGGTGACGGTACAAGACGGCAAATATTATGATACATGGGATAGTGGTAACGAGATCCCGGTATACTACTGGGAAAAGGAGTAACTGAATGAGCATACAGGAATTTATTCAATTTTTTCTTTCAATTTGTGGAGGGGTATCAATTATTGGAGGGGCAGCAGCTGTTATTTTTAAATGGATTGCTCCGGCATTTCGGCTTAATAAGAGAGTGGAAATTCTGGAAGACCACGATAAAAGAGATTTTGAAACGTTAAAAAGAATAGCTGAGAGAGATTCCCTTATTTTGGAAGTCATGTCAACCATGTTGGACAGCCAGATTAGCAGCGACAATGTAGAGGAATTAAAAAAAACAAAACAGAAGCTTACAAATTATCTTGCACAGAATCAGCGTTAATTGCATTAATAAGAGGTATGCTCATGAAATTATATGTGTTCACAAAGAAAGATATAGACAGATTCTTAGTAGAGTGTAATTTCACGCCGGACGAAGAAAGATTGTTTCGGTTGAGATGTAAAGAATACACGCTTGAATACTGCGCTGAACAGATGAACGTGAGCATATCTACGGCGAAACGATTAAGCCGCCGAGTAAACAATAAAATAATCAAAGTGTGCTGATACTTTTTGGATACTAATTAGAGCCAGAAACGACCTGTTTCCGGTTCTTTTTTTATGTAAAAATATAATCAGAAAGGCGGTGTATAAGATGGCATTATATAACAATCCTTATCAATATAGTTTTGGCGTTCCTGGGCAGATGAACCAGTTCCAGCAACAGCCTGTCCAGATTCCAGCTCAACCAGTACAGCAACCACAGCAGAATAATAGCGGTATCCTGTGGGTATCCGGCGAAGTCGGCGCAAAATCCTATCTGGTAGCACCCGGGACAAGTGTTTTGCTGATGGACAGTGAAAGTGAAAAGTTCTACATAAAATCCACAGACGTTTCTGGTATGCCACAACCATTACGGACGTTTGAGTATCATGAAATAGGCACTCAGATGCCGCCTAAACAGCCTGTTCAGAACATGGACAGTAAATACGTCACCAGACAGGAATATGACGATTTAAAGGGTAAATACGAAGCTATCATAAACCGATTAAATTCTTTTTCTGAACCTGTTAGAGCTAATACCGCACAGGAATCAGCGGTCAAGGGAGGAAATGCAGATGAGTAATCCATTGTTTAACGCGCTTGGTGGCGGGATGCCGCAGGGAAATGGGCTAATGCAGATGATACAGCAGTTTATGCAGTTCAAACAGAATTTTAAGGGAGACCCGAAGGAAGAAGTTCAGAAGATGTTACAGTCTGGGAAGATTTCCCAACAGCAACTCAATCAAGTTCAACAGATGGCAGGGCAGTTTCAAAATCTGCTGAAGAATATGAAATAGTACATTACAATCTGGCCAGATTGATGTAAATACACAAAAAGGAGATTATAACTATGGATGGAAATTATAGCTTAGCAGATATTGCCGCTGCTACTGGAAACGGTAGAAATAATGACGGCATGTTTGGTGGAGATGGTAGCTGGTGGATTATTGTTTTATTCATTTTTGCTTTCTTTGGATGGGGAAACAACGGCTGGGGCAATAATGGCAATGGTGGCGGATATGCAGCCACAGCAGCTACTCAGGCAGATATTCAGAGAGGATTTGACAATTCCGCAGTAATCAGCAAACTTGACGGAATCAATAGCGGCCTGTGTGATGGCTTTTATGCCATGAATAACGGTATGCTTACCGGATTCAATGGAATCAACACAAACATCATGCAGACCGGCTTTGGAATCCAGCAGGCAATCAATGCCGATACTGTAGCCAATATGCAGAATACAAACGCATTGCAGGCGCAGCTTGCAAACTGCTGTTGTGAAACCAGGGAAGCTATCCAGGGCGTGAACTACAACATGGCGCAGAACACCTGTGCATTGCAGAACACCATGAACAGCAACACAAGAGATATCATTGACAATCAGAATGCTGGAACCAGAGCGGTTCTTGATTACCTGTGTGCAAAAGAAAACGCAGATTTAAGAGATAAAGTTCAGAAACTTGAGCTTGCTGCTTCTCAGTCTGCGCAGAATGCTTACATTGCGGCAAATCAGGAAGCGCAGACGGCAGAACTGATTCGCAGAATAAGTCCTATGCCTGTGCCATCCTACGTAGTCCCAGCGCCATATCCATATTCTGGATGCGGATGCAACACCGGATGTAATTGCTGATAACTTCATATCGAGAGTATCTTTCGATTGATTCGGATGTCGGCTTATGCCGTTTTACACAGAGGGGCAGGCTGAGACCTGTCCTTTTGTGATATGAAAGGGGTAAAAATTATGGCAGAATTTACAAATGTAGCTGCTCAGACTGTAGCAGCAAATGGAAACGTAGTATTTTCAAACACAGCAGTCAAAGGTTCTAACTGTATTCAGCACAGAGAGGGAAGTGGAATTATAACTCTAAGAGGACTGACTAATCAGTGCAAAGCGAGATTCTTTGTGGATTTTTCTGGTAATATCGCAATTCCAACAGGCGGTACTGTCGGAGCTATTTCTCTGGCTATTGCAATCTCTGGTGAGCCGGTTCTTTCTTCTCAGATGATTTCCACACCGGCAGCAGTAGATCAGTATAATAATGTGTCTTCCGGAATTTACGTGGATGTACCACGCGGATGTTGCGTTAATATTGCAGTAGAGAACACAAGCGATCAGGCTATTTCTGTTGCGAACGCAAATATTGTCGTGACTAGAGAAGCGTAGGAGGTGCAGTTATGAGAGATATCAAGGATTTATGCGCAAGGATAGAAGACGAGCTTGCAAAAATCGCAGATAGTGGGCTGACCACTGGAAACTTGGAAATGACATATAAGTTGATTGATATGTACAAAGATATAAAAAATACGCAGTACTGGGACAAAAAGGTGGAGTATTACAACGCCGTCCTTGATGAAATGCGTAGCGGATACAATGACGATTACAGCGAGCGCGGAAGAAAACGTGGCGGCATGGGGAGATACAGCCGCAGTGATGGAAGAATGATGTACCCAGATTATGATCGTGGCACCTCTTACGGTGATGAAAGTCGCGACTACGGAACCGGAAGAGGAAATTATAGCCGATCTGATGGACGAGACACTTACAGTGACTATATGACACAGAAACAGAATTATCGTTCTGGAAAGTCTGAGGACTGCAAGAGGAAGATGCTTGCCGCTCTGGAAGAACATCTTGACGAACTTACTACAGAAATGAGCGATATGTCCAAGGATGCAGAGTGCCGGGAAGAGCGTGATCTTGTTAAAAGATACGTTGAAAAACTGAGAAGTATGCTTTGACTCTTGCAAATGTGGGGACAACTTTTTAAAAAAAATGTGATACTATAATCTTGCAAGGCATGGTGAACCTTGTAGGGCTTGCTGATTAGAAGTTTTTGCTTTCTTTTTCGTTTCATGTCCTCCTTTCTTTGTGAATATGTCCTTAAGAGAAACAGATTCGAGCGGAATCTGGAGGTTGAAAAGCGGATGCAATTTCCGGCATATTCATTAGCCGGTTTGACTGACTGGTAACACCTCTTTGTAAATGAAACAACATCTCCGTGAAAGTCGGATAGTGGCAGGCATAACACGATAAATACCTTGCTAACCCGGGAATCCGGGTTAATGGAATGTAGCTCAGTGGTAGAGCAGTAGCCTTATAAGCTATGTGCCGCAGGTTCGATTCCTGCCCTTCCGATTACCTTGCCAGTGGTCTAACTGGCTTAATCCATACCTGCGGCGGCAGGTCAATAAAAACGGCCAGGAGGATATATATGCAGAAACTTATTGACACATTAAAATCATTTGGAATTGAGATCCCGGAGGACAAGCAGGCAGATGTTAAGAAAGCACTCTCTGAGCATTACAAAAATGCGAAAGAAGTAGCGAAAACTCTGTCAAAAGTCGAGGGAGAACGTGATGACTGGAAAGAACGTGCTGAGACAGTAGAAGAAACTCTGAAAGGTTTTGACGGTATCGACCCGGCGAACATTCAGACAGAGCTTGCTGAATGGAAGAAGAAAGCCGAGGATGCAGAGAAAGAATTCAATGCAAAAATCTACGACCGTGATTTCTCAGACGCTCTGAAAGCGGCACTCGACGATGTTAAGTTTTCCAGCGAAGCAGCTAAGAAATCAGTCATGGCAGACATTAAAGAAGCCGGATTGAAACTGAAAAACGGTAAAATCCTTGGGCTGAATGATCTGATTGAGCAGATGAAACAGTCTGACGCATCCGCTTTCGTGGATGAATCTCAGCAGCAGGCTCAGCAGAACCAGGCAAGATTTACAACACATGTTGGGCAGCAGCAGACACCAGGAAGCATGACAAAGAAGGATATTGAAGCGATCAAAGACCCGTCCGAGAGACAGGCTGCAATTGCTCAGAACATCCAGTTATTCCAGTGATTTTTACACCGACTATACGCTAGAGTATAGCCGCTAACCCAATACCTTAATAATTATGGGTAGAAAGGATTTTTTATATGGCAGCAAAAGCTAATCTTATTATGACAAATGATATTCAGGTAAGGGCGCGTGAGATTGACTTCGTCACCAGATTCGAAAGAAACTGGGAACACTTGCGCGAGATTCTTGGTATCATGCGTCCAATCAAAAAGACACCCGGAGCGGTTCTTAAATCGAAATACGCAGAAGGCACATTACAGGACGGAAATGTTAAAGAGGGTGAGGAAATCCCTTACAGCAAATTCACTGTAAAAGAAAAGCCTTATGCAGAAATGAATATTGAGAAGTACGCAAAGGCTGTATCTATCGAAGCAATCAAGGATCACGGTTATGAGAACGCTGTTCAGATGACCGATGATGAATTCCTTTTCCAGCTTCAGACCAATGTTACTGAAAGATTTTACGATTATCTGAAAACAGGTACCCTCACATTCACAGAAACTACTTTCCAGATGGCTCTGGCAATGGCTAAAGGCCGTGTAGAAAACAAATTCAAACAGATGCACAGAAATGTGACTGGCGTTGTTGGATTTGTGAATATTCTTGATGTGTATGAGTATATTGGAGCAGCTGAGATTTCTATTCAGAATCAGTTCGGATTCCAGTACATGAAAGATTTCATGGGCTTCAATACCATCTTCCTGTTATCTGACAGTGAGATTCCAAGAGGACAGATTATTGCGACACCCGTTGAGAACATCGTACTTTACTATGTTGACCCGAATGAATCTGACTTTGCGAGAGCTGGGCTGGTGTATACCGTTTCCGGCGAGACAAATCTGATCGGATTCCACACACAGGGTAACTACCACACAGCAGTATCCGAAGCGTTTGCAATCATGGGACTTACACTCTTCGCAGAGTACATTGATGCTATTGCTGTCGGAACCATCAACGCAACTCAGACACTTGGAACTCTGACTGTAAACTCTGCGGCAGGAAGCAAAAGCGGAGATACTAAAGTAACCATTACTCCGGCAAAAGCAAACGCGGGAAATGTGTACAAGTACAAAGTTGCATCTTCTGAGACTTCCGTAGACTACGGACAGAACGTGAAAAACTGGAGCGCATGGGATGGCGAATCCGACATTACTGCAGCAACAGGACAGGTAATCACAGTGGTTGAGTGTGACAGCACTTATAAAGCACTTAGCGCTGGACACGCGACTGTAACAGCAAAATGATGATCAAGTAGGAGGTAGCTGGCATGGCTTATGCAGATTATAAATTCTATACAGAATCATTCGGCAATGTCGTGCCAGAAGCCGGCTTTCCACGGCTGGCAGAAAGAGCCAGTGATTTTGTGGACACAATGACATTTGACAGGTTGGTGGACGGACTGCCAACAAACGAACGCTCACAGAAGCGTATCAAAAAGGCGGTCTGTTCATTGGTTGAATTAATGTATCAGATTGAGCTTGCTGAGAAGAATGCTACCAATGCCGCTGTGAGTGGTACATCAACCACAATCGGGTCCGGTGGTAGCACGACAGGCATTGTAACATCTGTAAGTTCCGGCAGTGAATCCATCTCTTACGCAACACCTCAGCAGATTGGAGCAAGCGCAAAGGAATGGAGCGCAGTATATGCCGCCGCCGGAGATGTACAAAAAACGAATGACTTACTCTTAAAGACAGCTTTGCCACTTCTAATGGGAGTAAGGACAGATGATGGAATACCGATTTTATATGCGGGGGTGTGAGTATGATTTGCAATAAAAAGGCTTATTCAGATATGCGAAAAGACTGTGAAAGCTGCCCAGACAAACAACAGTGTTGGAGCGGTAAAAATGTTGGAGTAGCCTATTTAGATGCAAGCATTATAGAAGAGGCATCACAGCCACTTATGAGAGAAACAAAGACTATAAATGTCGGTGGTGTACTCACAACGGTATATAAAGATGATATTGAAAGAGAAATATATAAGGCTTTGCGAGAGCCTTTTTCTCTGAATTTTGGAGCGTAAAGGAGTGATTATATGGACATTTCAACATTAGGCTCATGCGTGGCAATCGTTATGATCTGCTACATTGCAGGAATGGGCTGCAAAGCATCAAAAAGAATCTCCGATGAATGGATTCCGGTAATCATGGCGGTTATTGGTGGGATTCTTGGAGCTGTCGGAATGGGAGTTATCCCGGATTTCCCGGCAACGGATTATATAACAGCAGTTGCGGTCGGTATGTTTAACGGATTGTCAGCTACTGGTGTGAATCAGGTTATTAAGCAGACAGTGCAGAAAGAGTGATTTTATGGGCGGACGTGGCGGAAGTAGTGGATTAACATCTGTAAGTCCAGAACAAAAACGTCTTATGAGTAACTTGCAGAAACGTAATGCTAAATACTCTATGTATTCAACACCAAAATTCACAAAAAACAAGGATGGTTCGGTTTCTTATGAGTATAAAAAGGAACAGATAATCAATCATGTTCATGGCGGGAAAATGCAAAGTGCTGAAAAGAACGATGTTTACCGTCGCACAGAAGTTATAACTGGGAAAATTATGAAAGATGGATTACGTCGAGAAAACAAACCAGTCAAAACAGAAACCCTTATAAAAAGAGGAAAACGGTAAATTATGGCAAACAAACAAACCAGTATAGCCTATGAAAATCTGAACCGCCGTATTTTCCCCGGCGTTGGTGAATACGGTATACCGCAGATAGAACCTGAGGCATTCGAGGGCAACTGTGAATTTGTCGGTTTTAATTATGCCAGAAAAAAATGCAATAACCCAGAAGAGAAAGCTGTTCATTTCTTTTTGGACGATTATCAGTTTGATGCACTATGGAGAAATCCAGACAGATATGTGGATAAGCTGAGCAAATTCCGGTACATTCTAACACCGGATTTCAGCACTTACACTGATTTCCCGAAAGTCATCCAGATATACAACCATTACCGAAAACACTGGATAGGTGCATATCTGCAAGAATATGGTTGCCGTGTGATTCCAACAATATCATGGAGTACACCGGATTCTTACGATTGGTGTTTCGATGGGGAGCCAGAGGGCAGAACGGTGGCGGTCAGCTCAGTAGGTTGTATGAACAGCAAGGGCAAAAAATGCCTATTCTTATCTGGATACAATGCCATGATTGAAAAGCTGCACCCAGAAAGCATTATCTTTTACGGGAAAGTGCCGGAAGAGTGCAAAGGCAATATTGTCCGAATAAAACCATTCTCTGATAGATTTTCAAAAGCAATATGTGAAGGATAGGAGGGTATCATGTACGAAAAAACGGTGACGATTTTCAACTATTACGAAAGTGCCACAACGGGAGATGCGTACTGGTATCCTCATGTGTTATCTGGCGTTGACCTCATTACGGACAAGGGAGCAATTCTCAAAAAGTACGGACCAGACGCAACCGACAACGCACAGTTACACGTTCGATACACTGTCCAGAACGGCAATGTAACCATTACTGATAAAGACGGCAAAATCCTCCCATGGGTGCCGCCTAAAGAATGGAAACAGCAGATTAACAACGCTTTGGAAGACACTATTACATTCTCGGACGAATCGTTTTTCTGGGAAGGTGAGTGGACTGGTGGAATAGTAACTGATAGAGATTACCGAAATGGATTCTATCAATACACAAACCAAAACAAAGACAATGTATTCAAAATCACAAGCGTGGGTGGACCGTATACACTGATACCACATTTTGAAATATTAGGAAAGTAGGATGCAATATGGCGGATAAACCGATCGGCAAGGACGCAGAGGGATATGAGATTCTGACAGAAGCCATGAAAGCTCTGCTGAATCAGTATCCGGGGTTATATGAAAACGAAACAATCAAATATGAAGAACTTGGAACCGATAGCGGTATCTCGTTCTTTGCAGATACCGGAGCATTAATCTATTCAGAAAAAGAGGATGTATGTGGAACGATGCACCAGGTGTGCCAGTATCCGTTTATCGTGGTATATCGTACCGCATCCGAAAAGGAACGACAGAAGCTCTCTGTTCAGAAGTTCCTTGATAACCTTGGAAAGTGGATTTGCCGTGAACCAGTCACAGTAGATGGCATTGAGACGCGCTTATCCGCGTTTCCAGAGCTTTCAAGAGGAAGGGTGATAAAACGTATCACAAGGGATAATTCCTACGGTACAGAGCCACAGGAGAACGGTGTACAGGACTGGTTACTTCCGATCACAGTCAAATATGAATATGACTGGGAAAAATGGTGATTACACCAATTAAATATAATAACTAACCGGCTATCAATCGGAGATAGTCGCTAACCTACACAGCCTTTTAAGAGTTATAGGCAGAAAGGACATTTCTATGGCAGTTACAGGCAAAATTGACCGTAAATACATGGCTCATTATATCGATGCAGGTTCTCTCTGTGGAGGACTGACACCGAAGTATGAGCGTCTTGGAAAAGATCTGGAAGAGTACAATGTAGAACTCAATCCAGACACCGAAACATCTAAAAATATTCTTGGAGAATCCACATTTAAACATAATGGCTATGAAGTTTCTTCTGACGCTGATCCGTTCTATGCAGATACCACATCAGGCCTGTTCACAGCATTACAGAAGATCGTAGATGGACGTCTCAAAGACGACAACCTCAAGACAAAAGCAGTTGAAGTTCATCTCTGGACAGAAGCCACAGCAGGCAAATATGAAGCATACCAGCAGGATTGCTACGTTGTGCCGACCTCCTACGGCGGTGATACATCCGGATATCAGATTCCATTTACCGTCAACTATACCGGTGAACGTGTAAAGGGAAAATTTGATATCAGTTCCGGTACATTCACAGCTGACAGCGAATAAGCACATATACAAGGAGGACATGCTGAATGGCAAAAGTAATTAATGTCAAAATTGATGATGGAATTCTCATTTTTACATTTACCAACAACAAAGACGAAGTTTTTTCTTCTTTCAAGCTGAACCCGACGGACATTAACGTGGCAGCACGTGCAGAGGAACTGGCAGAATACTTTGAACAGCTCAAAGATTCTATCCAGAAAGTCGCTTCTGGCAAAGAAATGGCTGAACTGAACAAACAGATCGAGGATAAAATCAACTATCTGCTCGGATATGAAGCATCAAAGGATCTGTTCAAGGAACCGATCACAGCAACTACCGTGTTTGGAAATGGTCAGGTGTTTGCTTATATCGTACTTGATAAGATCGCAGAAGCAATCGCGCCGGAAATCGAAAAGAGGAAAAAGAAAATGCAAGCAGCGGTCAATAAGTATACGGAGAAGTATACAAAATGACCGCCTATGAGCTTCCCACCTCGCTTAACATAAGTGGGGTGGATTTTTCTATCAGAACGGACTTTCGGGCAATCATTGATATTCTCATTGCCATGAACGACCCAGGACTGGATGAACAAGCGAAATCAGTTGTCATGTTACAGATTCTGTTTGAGGACTGGCAGAGCATACCGGTTGAGTGTCTGGATGAGGCCTGTCAAAAGGCTTGTGAATTCATCGACTGTGGCCAAGCTGACAATGATCCAAACAAACCGAAGCCCCGCTTAATGGACTGGGAACAGGATGGAGATATGATCGTACCGGCTGTAAACAAGGTTGCTGGAAAAGAAATCAGAGGAGTGCCTTATATGCACTGGTGGACGTTCTTCGGATACTTTATGGAATCTGGTGAATGCCTGTTCAACACGGTTGTTGGAATCCGGTCAAAAAAGGCAAAAGGTGAACGGTTGGATAAATGGGAAAAGAAATTCTACCACGATAACAAGAACATTATTGACATAAAAACACGTCTCAGCGAAGAAGAGCAAGCGTATAAAGACGCGCTGAATGAGATGTTGAACCTCAAATAGCTAGGAGGTGGACACATGGCTGCTGATGGCTCAGTCATTATTGATACCAGAATGGATACAACCGGTGTCCAAAATGGCGTATCAGCTATAAAACAGTCATTTAACGGCCTTGGGAGTGCTGTAAAAAAAATCGGCCTGTTGATTGGTGGGGCGTTTGCTGTCGGTAAATTGGTACAGTTTGGCAAAGAGTGCGTGGAACTTGGCTCTGATTTGGCCGAAGTGCAGAACGTGGTCGATGTTACATTTACAACCATGTCCGATAAGGTTAATGAATTCGCAAAGAACGCCATGACCTCAGCCGGATTATCTGAGACTATGGCTAAACGGTATGTCGGTACGTTCGGAGCAATGTCTAAGTCGTTCGGATTCTCAGAAGCACAGGCTTACGACATGTCAACAGCTCTGACACAGCTGACTGGTGATGTAGCATCATTCTATAACATCAGTCAAGATTTAGCCTATATCAAGCTGAAATCCGTGTTTACAGGCGAAACGGAAACATTAAAAGATTTAGGTGTCGTTATGACGCAAAGCGCACTTGACCAGTATGCGCTTGCAAACGGCTACGGCAAAACCACATCTGAAATGACCGAGCAAGAGAAAGTTGCTCTTCGTCTAGCTTTTGTACAGAATCAGTTATCGGCCGCATCTGGAGACTTCATCCGAACATCTGACAGCTGGGCTAACCAGGTGCGAGTGATGCAGTTGCAGTTGCGGTCTCTCAAAGCAACAGTCGGACAGGGATTGATTAATATTTTCACACCTGTTCTGAAAGTTATTAATATCTTGCTAGGTAAACTGGCAACTCTGGCGAATGCGTTCAAGTCATTCACGGAGCTTATTACTGGCAAGAAATCATCAGGTCAGACAAGTGGAAGTGGAGCAGGTCTTACCGGAACAGACGCGATCGCAAATACAGCGGATCAGTATGGACAGGCAGCGGACAATGCAGAGAAATTGGCGGATGCCAATAGAGATAATGCAACAGCCACGAAAAAAGCAAATAAAGAAACAAAAAACTATCTTTCGTCACTTGACGAAGTACACAAGGCTAGTTCCACAGAGGGCACATCTTCAACTCCATCCGGTTCTGGATCCGGTGGAACTGGTTCTGGAGGCGGAGGATTGCCGAGTTCGGTTGGCAGTGTGGATTATGGCAGCCTAGCAGAGGGCGAAAATGCACTGGATAAAATCAGTGATTCTGCCAAGAAATTAGCAGACTTACTTAAAAAACTCTGGAAGCCATTTAAGGACGCTTGGAAAAAAGAGGGTAAGAATACTATTAATGCGGCGAAAACCGCACTTGATGGACTCAAAAAGCTCGCTGTAAGTGTAGGTAAAAGCCTTGTAGAGGTCTGGACAAACGGCACGGGCACAACGATGCTTACGACCATGCTGAGGATTGCTCAGAACGTACTTAAGACCGTTGGGAATATCGCTTCCGGCTTCGCAGATGCTTGGAATAAGAACAATGTCGGAACACAGATTATCCAGAACATTGCAGATGCTCTTGTAGTAGTTATGCAGTTTGTTGAGAAAATCGCAGAGGATACAGCGACATGGGCGGCGAATCTCAACTTTTATCCGCTATTGGAATCTATCAGCAATTTAACCAGTACATTTGCTCCAATTTTAGAATCCATCGGAAATGTTCTTGAATGGATTTACAATAATATCGTTCTTCCGATGCTGAAATGGCTGATTGAAATAGGAATTCCAACAGTGATTAACCTAGTGTCTGATTTGTCAGGTTTTTTTGCAGACCATCAGTCAATCATTGAGGCATTCGGCGCAGCTCTGATTGGAGCATTTGCAGCAGGAAAGATCGCGGTACTGGCTAAAGGCATCAGCGGAAGTATTGGTACAATTATGACATATGGAAAAGGTCTTATAGCTCTGATGACTGGGGCGGGTGGAATTATAGGTGGTATTAAAGCTATCGCAACAGCTATCGGACCAGGGGGAATATTCGCTATTGCCGTTGGAGCTTGCATTGCGATTGGCGTTTTACTGTACAAAAATTGGGACAAAATCAAAGAAGTTGCAGGAATCGTAGCATCTGCTGTTGTTGGCTTCTTTAAAACAATGGGCAAAGGTGTAAGTATGATTCTTTCTGATCTGAAAGAAACCGTTACTGGAATCTTGGATGCGATAGGAACACTTGTTTCAAATGTCGTTTCTTCGATAGTTAAATTTGTTACTTCAAAGACGCGAGAAATGGCAGAAGCGGCAACCAGAAAAATTAGCGACATGAAAGAAAAAGCTTCAACTTTATGGAACGGTATGAAAGCCAATGCAAGAGAAACCTGGGAGAATATCGTGACGATTGTGGGAAATAAAGTCGCAGCTATCCGCGATGCTATTGTAAACAAATTTACATCGGCAAGAGACAGAGTGGTGGAAATTTTTGGCGGTATCCGTGATACCATCCGGGATATTCTAAACAAAGTCATCGGAATTGCAAACAGCGCTATTGGAACTGTAAACAGTGCAATCGGCGGAATTGAATCAGCATTTACATTCGGACCGTGGAAGATTCCAACTCCTTTTGGTTCAAGAACAATTGGATTTACAGCTAATTTTCCAAGAGTTCCTACAATTCCATATCTTGCAAAAGGTGCCGTTATTCCGCCAAGATCAGAGTTTCTGGCAGTCCTTGGAGACCAGAAGAACGGTCGCAACCTGGAAGCACCAGAAGACCTGTTAAGACAGATCGTAAGAGAAGAAACTGGCGGAAATCATGGTAGTGGCGGAAATTACAGATTTACAGCGCAATTGAACCGCAGAACGATATTTGATGAGATGATTGACGAAGCAAAGTTAAGGCGTGATGCAAGCGGTACAAATCCGTTTGAACTGGCATAGGGGGGTGAGAACGTGGCATTTTCGATAAGCAAATCAATAACTGATAGATATAAAATAAATGGACTTCTCATTCCTCAGCCAGATAAGGATATGCAGTGTAAATTCGAAACTACATATTCAGAAGGAAGTAACCGTACACAGTATGGAAGAGCAATAATAGTACCACTTTATACAGTTATGCAATATAGCTATAAAGCCACAAATGTTCGCGTTGATGAGAAATCAACCAATCTCGTAAATGCAATAATTAAAGGGAAACCGTTTATGTTGTATCACTGGTTAGCACACAAAAACGAATGGCGTTCAGAACAGTTTTATGTTGGAAAAATGCAATATAATATAGCTCAAGTAGGAGAATATTATTCTGAAATATCATTCAATATGCAGGGGGTGAATCCGCTTGATTAATGCGTCTAAAGAATTTAAAAACGCACTTGCAGAAGGTAAAATACTATGTGAAATAGTGGATATCACTTTTGCCGATGGAAGAAAAAAGACCTTGGACAGCGAAATTCTGGTAGGCGGAGGAGGCTTTACGGATTGCGCTGAAAGCAGCAGTTTCCCGATTGGAGCTACAGTATGTAAGTCTATGACTCTGAGTATAGATAACACAGAGGATCAATGGAAGGATTATTATTTTTATAAAGCAAAATTAACTGCTTATTTGAAAATGAAAATATATGATACTGTAGAGACTATTAAAAAAGGAACCTACACCATTACAACTCCGGAACAGTACGGTGAAGTACTTGAATTTACTGCTCTGGATGATATGTATAAAGCGAATGCATCTTATACAAGCAATCTGGTGCTTCCACAGTCGGCTTTTACGTTGCTTCGGGATGCTTGCGCAACGGTTGGAATCTCTATGGGCTTTTCATCCATGGAACATGGGAGCATGGTGATCAACAGCATTCCGGACGGAATTACTTTCCGGCAGCTGATCGGCTGGATAGCTATGTTAGATTCAGCAAATGCGAGAGTGGATGTAAATGGTAATTTACAGTTAATTAAATGGGATTTTAATTTTGTATCAGTAGACTACGGAGCGACAGTTGGGGCTGATGGATATCTTGTGTTTGGAGAAGGATCAAGCGCAGATTCCAACGGATTCATTTCTCCAAGCGCCGGAAACTGGTACTTAGATAGTGACGGGTATCTCACATTAAAAGAAGGAGTTGGAAATCCTACCAGATTAAGAGATTATCTTTCTTCGCCAACTCTCTCAAGCGATGATATCGTAATAACCGGAATCAAGGTAAAAAATACGGAATCAGATGCCATGTATGGAAAAGATGGGTACGTCCTGGAATTAGAGAATGATTTGCTTAGTGATGCCGATCTTGAAACTGTAGCTGGTTGGATTGGAGATAATCTAATCGGGAAATCATTCCGGAGCATGGAGGGAAGTCTGATTTACAACCCGTTAACAGAATTTGGAGATATGGCTTTTACTTACGACAGAAAAGAAAATAAGTATATAACGCCAATTACCGATGTATCAAGCAGGCTGAACGGAACAACAGATGTAAAAACAAAAGCCGAAAATCCAATAAGAGGGAGTAGCAAATTTTTATCATCTGCTGATAAAACATTAATAGCTGCTAAAAAAATCATTGAAAACGAAAAAACAGCCAGAGAACAAGCTGTTAAAAAACTTGAAAATGCGCTGGCTAATTCAGAGGGACTTTTTGAAACTCTTGAGGTGCTTGAAGATAAAAGCGTTATTACTTATTTGCACGATAAACCATTACTAGAAGAATCAAAAGTTGTGATAAAGCTAACCAGTAATGCTATAGGGGTTTCCAATGATGGCGGTGAAACTTATCCATACGGATTTGTTGTTGACGGAACATTGATAACAAGGCTTTTATACGCAGAAGGGATAAATGCGAATTATATAGATTCCGGTGCTTTAACTGTGAGGGATTCTGATGGAAATATAATATTCCAGGCAGATATGAATACAAAAAAAGTATATCTCGATGGATCCGTGCAGATAGGCGATGGAAAATCTATCAATGATATCGAGCAAACAGCTGAAAATGCAATGAAAGCAGCTGCGCTTGCTAAAAATATGACATTGCAATTAAGCAACGAATATCAGGGAATATCTGTTGACTCTAACGGGAATTACGGGACATTTCCAAGTGGTGTGACTACACAGGCAGTCGTGATGTACGGAACACAGGATATTACGGCTGATTGTAGTTATACGATATCAAAATCTGATGGAGTGGATGGAGCATGGGATATCTCAACAAAAACATATACTGTAACTGGATTAAATACAGATAATGGATGGATAGATATAAAAGCTACTTATCTGGAAACCTTATCTGTTAGCAAAAGATTCTCTGTTTCAAAGCAATACGCCGGGGAAAAAGGAGAGCAAGGCGTACCTGGTAGAACGTATTTTATTGAAATGTCAGCGGATATTTTAAAACGTGGACAGGATAATAAAGTATCACCAAACAATATAACTGCAAAAGCATATTATAGAGATGGGGATAAGGCAGAAAGAAAAGAATATAAAGGCAGATGGAAAGTTCAAACGTCAACTGATGGATCTACTTATAGTAATGTTTTAGCAAGTATTGTGGATGAATCAGAAAAATCTTATACAGTTGGATCATTGGACAGAAGTGTTGTGTATATAAGGTTTATATTGTATGAAGCTGGAGGAAACAATAATCAGCTTGATATACAGACTATTCCAATATTGATTGATGTGGACGCACTTACCCACGAAGAGATATTTAATCTTCTTACAAATAATGGTTCCATGAAAGGAATTTATAAAGAGGGCAACCAGTTATATATTTCGTTCACCTATGCAAAAGGCGGAACGTTGAAGCTTGGCGGTCCGAATAATGGATATGGCACCTTTGAGGTGTACGACGCGAATGGAAATATAATAACTCAAATAGATAACTCAGTTGGGTTTAAAAACTTCAAGGGAAAAGAGTGGTTCCAGATAAATGAGTCTGTGGCTACAGCTGGTTACGATTCCTCCCTTGTTCATGGACTTCTTGATTTATCCGCGCAATACTCTGATGGATATTGGACTGTTTTGGAGAGCAAACAAGCTGGTCTTCTTTTAAAAACAGTATCTAGGATGAAAGTTGAGACAACTGGAAGCAGTTCTCTGACTCTCAATGTGCCGGAAATGCCTAAGCTTATAACCGGTAGTAACTTAGGAAAAAATAACAATGGAGATGTCGGAACGATTGCATCATCCTCTATGCATTATAAAATTCTTGGGAAAACCGTAAAGGAAGACGAACTGGAAGACCTCTATAAAGTCAAAGTAATCTGGGCGAAGTACAAAGACGGATATCTTATGGAGCAAGACGAACGGTGCGGTAAAGAAATGCCGATGTTTATTGCAGAAGATATTGAACGCAGATTTCCAATCGCTGTTGATCACGGCAAAAATGGACATGCCGAGAACTGGAACTATCGTATTATGATTCCATGCATGTTCGCAATGCTAAAAAATGAGCATGAGAAAGTTAAAGAATTACAATCCGAGTTAGAATCAATCAAAACAGAACTGACGGAATTAAAAGAGGTTATTAATCAATACATAGTAAAAAAGGAGGTATAAAAAATGCCTGACAACAAACCTATCACGCGAGAAGAAATGTATCTCGCAAAGCTAACTGGAGATTATACAGGGAAGGTACCAGAGCCAATAACCAGAAAAGAAAGATACCTGTATAAACTGTGTACTGATGGGATTGGAGCTAGTAAGGAAAGTATCGCAGAAGCAGTCCAGACGTATCTGACTGGTAAGGGCGTTGGACTTAACATGGATGCAGATGGTTATGTGAGTTTGAAAACGACGGAGGTAAACAATAATGGCTGATACATTTAAAGGGATAATCACAGCGGATGGAAAGAAACGGCAGCTGCCTTACGGTGCGGTGTTGGACAGTCCAGTTTCTGACGCAACGTTGTCTAAAGAGGGCGGGTTTGCGGATTCTAAAGCGGTAGGGGATAAATTCGCGAAAGTAGACAGTGAGACTGCTTCGCTAAAGGAAGATTTAGATAAAGCTATAACTGACACTTCAAATGAATTGTATAATAAAGAAAAGGAAGAAATTGCTGTCGAGCCGTCTGATTACAACTTATTAGAAAATAAAGTTGCGTATATTGATACTAATAATGAAATTATGACATATGAAAACGCAAACGCTTATGTGATGCACAAAATCGTTATTAGTGGAGAAAAATATAGAATACTGTCACAAACACATGGTAGTGTAAACACATTGTTATATGCTATATGTGATTCGAACGGTAAAGTGATAAATTCAGCAAAAATGGGTGTATCGCCAAATACTTATATCACAACTGAAATATCAATACCATCGAATGGTGTTGAATTATATTTGAATGAATTTCCAACACAGACATATCCCTTAGTGGTTAATAAAATAGAAACTATAAATATTTCTAAAATAAATGGAAAAGAAACTGTAAATTGTTGGGGTGATTCACTCACTCGTGGAGTGGGTGTTGGTGATTCATATTCTAAAGCATTCCCATATGTTTTATATGGCTTACTTGATGGTAGAGAAGTGATTAATTGTGGTGTAGGCGGAGAAAATACGATTAACATAGCTTCAAGACAAGGTGGTTTACCAAATATTGTAAAGCCATTTACCATACCTGCAAATGCAAGTAAAGTAGAAGTTAAATTAACTAACATATATGGTGGCAGTACTGGCATATTGTTGCAAGGTGGTTCGGCATTAGACCCAACGACAGGTAAATATGTTATGACCGCACAAATAAATCCCTGTTCTATCAATGGAGTAGAGGGTACACTTACCTATGAAAATGGAAAATATTATTTTTCTCGTTCCGAAAATGGAGAGTCCGTAATTGTTTCTCGCCCAACTCCCTTAATTACTTATGCAATGAAATCAATGCGTGATAATATTAACATTATATGGATTGGAACTAATGGTGGGTTTACTACCTTAGCCGAACTGATTGAATGTATAGAAGCAATGATTGACTATATGAGTCCTATCAACAAAAAATATATTGTGATTGGAATCCATCACTTAGTTAGTACAGTTACCGAAACGTTTGAAACGATAGAAAAAAATATGGCAATGCATTTTGGTAGGCGTTATATAAATCAAAGAAAATATATGATTGAATATGGTTTATCTGATGCGGGAATTACACCAACGGTTGAAGATACAACAGCCATTTCGCAGGGTAAAATACCACCATCTTTACTATACGACGATGTGCATTATAATGATAAAGGCTACAATATAATTGCTACTCTTGCTTCTGAACGTGGAAAAGAACTTGGTTACTGGTAATTAACTAAAGAGGGCTTTAGTGAATTAAGTAAAAAAAAGTGGGGAGGATTAAAACCCCTCTCCACTTTGCAGCGACATTATTAACAGCCAGAATCTTCTTGCTTAGATACAGCAAATGTCCTCACTATATTTGCACCAGGAACATTGCCATCATTAATACACTTAGCCATGCGAAGCATAGATATGATTTGTGATGAAGACGGATGCTCCTTGCCGCAATTTGGACAAATTACCTTTTCCGTGTTAATTTGTTCATTTACGTAATAGTTGCAATTACAAGTACAGAAAATTTTCAATTTTAAAAACATTTTGCGACACCTCCTTAATAGGTTGATTATAGCATATTTTTAAAACATGTACCACGACTTTTAGTGAAGCATTGCGCTCCTTAATTTTGAGGGGCGAACCAAATATGAAAGGAATTATATAATGAGCAAATTACAAGAATTTTTAAACCTTGGTGATTATTACGCATCCAACGGCGGGTACCTTGAAAAGAAAAGCAACTCCTATCTGGATGATTTTAAAAAGAATGCAGGATACAACAATTACACAAAATTTGCAAGAGATGTAAATAGTTGGGGACAGCCAGGATGCCAGGGACAGCCATGGTGTGCAGAGTATCAGTTCTGGAAGCTGGTGAAAGTAATTGGAATCACAAATGCCCTCAAAATCATGGGTGGTGGTTTTTACAATTGTGTATCAATCACTAATTGGGCTAAGAAAAAAGGTACTTGGCGCAACACTCAAAAGGTAGGTGCGCTTGTAATCTTCCGCAATGGCTCCCATGTTGGAAGTGTGCAGAGTTTTGATAGCTCGAGAATCTATACAAATGAAGGAAATACTTCTAGTGCAGCTGGAGTAGTAGCAAATGGCGGAGCGGTACGAAATAAATCCTACGCTATTGATGATTCTTCCATTGATGGATATGTTTGGATTGATTGGGAATCCTACGAAGATACAGCCACATGGAAAAAGACTGGAATCAGAACTGCAACCGTGAATGACTTGTATGTCCGCGAGACACCGAATGGCTACATTATGGGTTCAATCAATAAAGGAACCGTTGTTGAAATTGACGGAAAGACAAGCGAAAAGTGGACGCATGTAAAAGTTTCCGGTATCGGTATTGGCTGGATCTGGACTGGATATCTAGCAAAGGAGGGTGGCCCCGCATCCGCTACCATTACAGGAAAACAGGACAAGACACAGGTGCTTTTCAAGGGGAATGTAACCGCCACTGTGCTTAATGTGCGTACCTGGGCTGGAACTGAGTACCCGAACATCAAAAAATACCCAAAGCTCAACCAGGGGAATGAAGTAGAGGTAATGAATTTTACCCAGAAAGATAAAAACGGTAGTAAGTGGTATTACATTCGCATTGCTGGAAAATATTATGGATTTGTGTCTGCAAAATATGTTAAGAAGCAGTAAAAATATCCCGGGGAATTAACCCCGGGAATTTCTTTTATTTAATTGCTGATAACATCAATGTGCCAGTTCGTCAGCACATAGAAGATATCATTAATTATTCTTCTGGATTTTTGGGAAAATGTCTAGCTGGAAACCAATCTCGTTGCCTTTCCCATAAGCGTTTTTAGTATCTTTTGAGTAGGCAACCTTTTCAATCAAACTCTTAAGCATTTTATTCTTCGATTCCGTGTCAAGGCTCCAATAGTTATCGAGTAGCTCTTCGCAACGAGGAATAAAATCTGATTGTTGCTTTATAATGTTCTGATCGTGTTTAATTTCTTCTTTTAATTTTTCTATAGTATCGGAGCAAGACTGGATAGATGCGGATATTGTTTTGGCACGTTCAAGGAAAACCTCAGTGGTATAGATACCCTGTTCGAGTAGGTCATATTGTTTTGCTTTTTGGGCGTTTAAGCTTTCCAGCTCGTTTTCTTTCTCATGTATGAGATTTTGTTTAGAGGTTATTACGCAATCAATATCCTTTGAAGATGCATTAATATCATTGTTTAACTTATATTCCTCCACGATCTCTTTAATTCCATCAATCACAGCTTTTTCAACCAGAGACAACTTGCTACTTACTGTGGGGCAAGATGTATAAGGACACATGAGGGTATCTTCCTGCCTGCGCTTTTGATAAGGGCGGCGAACCATGGCGCGACCACATTTGCTGCAATAGACAATTCCGGCAAGTGGATTACGAATCGAGTTTGCTATACTAACTGGGCGAGGTGGGTTCTTTTTTCGTATTTCCTGTACGGAGTTAAACAGGTCCTCCGATATAATAGCTGGATGCAATCCCTCGCATATAAGAGTATCTTTTGATCGTGGGCGTGTCTTAATTACTTGACCATTCTGTATAGTCTTCACTGTTTTTCTCCCATTCCACCTTATTTTCCCGATGTATACCGGATTTGTTAGGATCCCCTGTATGCTGGCAGGAGTCCAGTCGCCGCCTAGCGCGGATTTTATTCTCATGTCGTTTAATTTCCGCACAATCTTCGCGACTCCAATTTGCTCACAGCCATCACCGGCATACCAGGCGTATATCATCTTTACAATCTCAGCTTGAGTCGGAACAGGTCGGAGAGTATAGCCTTTTTCTTTTTCAAGTTTTACTCTTTCGTATCCGTAAGGTGGTTTGTTACCACAGTATTTCCCTTCTTTTACTGATGAGATCCTTCCGGCGTTCAGTCGGCGCTTGATGGTTTTATATTCTCTTCGGCTCATAAATAGTCCAAACTCAAAATACTCTTCATCGAATTCGTTGTTTGGATCATATATTTTTGTGGGGGTAATAATTTTCGTGTCAGAATACTGGAAAGCCCTTGATACAACGCCTTGGTCGATGGTGTCACCTCTGGCAAGACGTTCCACCTCTACAACCAGGACTCCATCCCACATGCCGGATTCTACCTCGTGAAGAAGTTGCTGCATAACAGGGCGATCGGCGATAGTTTCTCCAGATACCACTTCGCGGTAAATTGCGCCCACAATGTACTCTTTTTTCTTTGCAAGATCTAACAGGATCCTCTGATGCCTGGCAAGTGTTTCACCCTCTCCATGTGCTTCAGCTTCCCGATCAGCTCTGGATTTCCTTAGATAGATACATACTGATTCATTCATTTTATCATTCTCCTTTTTTACTTGTGCGATAATCCAGGAGATGATATAATTATGGTGTAGGTAAGATTTTCTCCGGATTATCTTATTTATTAAAACCGGTTCCTGTTGGTCGCAGGAGCCGGCTTTTTTATTATTTATTCTATTTCATCAATATCAAGAGAATATCCAAAGACTTCTCCAACATCTGTACATTTCCCTTTTAAAGTAACTGTCTCTCCTTTGGTCATGGAAGCTACTTTTGTTTTTTGTTCATCATTTTTTATGTAGCATTGAACTCCGATAATCTCAAAGTCTCCATCAGCCATCAAGTCAATATACTTTCCAGAAGCGTCAATGTTTGTAAGTTTTCCAGTAATTTCAAGATATTTATCTTTGTATTTATCAGACGCTCCCATGGCATTGTTATCAAGATCTGCCATCATATCATTAACTGATACGGAAGTGTATTCTTTTGGTATATCTTCTTTTTTACTTGATGTAGAATTTGTAGATTTCGTACTGGAATTACTATTACTTCCGCCTGTCACCGCACCTATAGCACAAAGGATGATAAGGGTAAGCAGAATCCACTTAAACTTTCCACCTTTTAATTTCTTCCGGCACTGCGGACACACTTTAGCGTCTGCCGGAATCTCTGTTTTGCAATATTTGCACTTTTTGGTCTTTTCCATAGAAAATCCTCCTCATATGGTTTATTTTATCTGATTGTACCACAGCACAAAACAAAATAAAACATAATAATTTATAACAACTTGACAGATTTCGACAAAAATAATACTTGACTTCTAAATGACTTCATGCTATATTGAACATAAGAAGTCAATACGACTTCACAAAAAGAAAGGAGAAACCAATGAGTATCAAAACATTTACGTTAAGACTCACAGAGGAACAAATTGATTTTGTTGGTGAAAAGGCAAAGGAAATGGGGGTGAGCAAAAACGACTATATCCGAAGATTAATTGATGGAGACATTCGTGCAGATAAGGAAGATAGAATTTTGCAGGAAATTATCGAAATCAAGAATATGCTTGAAAAGAGCATGAAATAAGAAAATGGTGCCTGCATAAAAGCGGGCACCTAACCAATTACAATAATTTATATACTTAGAGTAAATTGACATTTATTTATCATTACAATAAAATGGAATTTACGACAGAAAGGAGAACTATGGGTAGACCTAAAAAAGAGATTACAAAAAACACATACTTCCAAATCAGAATGGAACAGGAAATTTATGATTTGCTTGTTACCACAGCGCACAAACATGGCGTATCTAAAGCCGAAATTGTGCGCCGTGGAATTGTCGAACAAGCAAAACTTACCAAGGCATAGACCCAATATGCCATTATGGAAAGTTGTGTTATTTTATACATTGCTTTTCGGAAGCGTGTACATGATAACACACTTTCTGTAAAAAATCAATATTTTTTTTATAGAAAGGATAAAAAATTATGAACGAAATTATTGAAAAGACAAATATTATCACATCTATGGAAGTGGCTGAAATGATTGGAAAAGACCACAGCAAATTACTTAGAGACATCAGAAATTATGCTGCACAATTATCCGAAGCCAAAATTGGATTGGGCGACTTTTTCACAGAAAACACATATCTTGACGCAAATAATCAAAGCAGACCTTGTTTTGATGTTACAAAGAAAGGCTGTGAATTTATCGCAAATAAGCTGACAGGTGCTAAAGGTGCCGTTTTTACAGCTAGATATATCAACCGTTTTCACGACATGGAGGACGCAATCGAGAATCCTCTTTCTGGCATTTCCAAGGAATTACAGGCTGTTATCGTAGTAGACAAGAGAGTAACCCAGGTTGAGAAGAAAGTGGATATTGTCCGGCAGGAACTTGAACGCCTGGAATTTGATTTGCCAATTCTCCCGATCGAAGCTGATCGTATCACGGAAGCAGTCCGCAAGCGTGGCGTGGACATCCTGGGTGGAAAAGGCTCGAACGCATACCAGGACAGGTCAATGAGGCAGCGAGTATACAGTAACATTTATGCAGACTTAAAAGCGAACTTCCGTGTGCGCTCCTACAAGTCAATCAAGCGAAACCAGTGTGACTCTGCTTTGAACGTGATCGCACGATATGACGCACCTCTGTATCTCCAGGATGAAATCTATATGATAAACGGACAGCACTCAATCTGGGACGACTGAACGAAAAAAGTAGAATTTTCTCGATTTTCGTCAAATACAGAATTAATGTACGAAAATTTGTGCAAGATTGAGATATTGTATAATTGTTATATTTAGAGTATAATATAAACTAATTTGGGAGGAATTTTATGAAAGGAATAAAAAAGCTGGTTATATTTTTTCTGTTTGGGATAATGCTCACATTTCTTGTTCATGCGCCGCTATGTGAGAGCATTGATCCAACAGATTCCGAAGTGATTATTAAGGCGAGTGCCAACAATCAATATGTGATACATAATTATACACAGGCGGTTGTATCTGAAGCAGAGCAGCAGCCATTTATTGTGAATAAAAGCAACAATATTTCTGCGGAATGCAAATGCCATTTCTTTTTCAATCGTTCAAGGCAAAAGGAGGGCGCACTTTTTAAGCAAAGAGCGAGAAGTATGATCCAATCCGTTCTATGTTACTGAGAAGAGGGTATGATGAAATAAAAGAGAACAAATGTTCTTGCTTGCGTGATATTGGAGGGACGGAAAATGGATTACAAAAAGGAAATTATTGAAATGATAGAGAATACTGAAAATGAGGGCAAGTTAAAATTTGTCTATACGATTCTTATTAAATATCTGAAATCAAAGAAGCAAGGGGATTAACCCTTGCTCCTTTTGTTTAGCGATGAAACTATTTGTTTTATTGCTTTCTTATCTTCTTTATCGAGTGCTTTGTATTCCTCGATAAAATCTAAGATGTCAGGTTCCGACATAAGATTTCCAATTATGGTTGCATAATCATCATCGCTTTTAGAACCCATGAGGTATGTCGGTGTTACTTCCAAAACGCCACATAGAAGTTCAATAGTGTCCATGTCTGGCTTACACTTATCTTTTTCCCAGTCACTAATTGAATTGTGCTTTGCATTGATTTTTTCTGCAAGTTGTTTCTGGGTCAGCTTCTTTACCGTTCTGGCTTGCTTGACTTTCTCGCCAAATGTCATTATCGTTTCCTCCCTTCATAACTAATAATAATATAAAAATTTCGGACTGTCAATAAAATAATTTCGATTTTTTCGAAACTTCTTCTTGACATTCGGATATTTCGAAGTTATACTATAATTGTTCGATAGGAACGAAATTCAAACAGAAAGGAGAAATGAAGAATGTGCGTTGGTAAGAAAATCAAGTCATACCTTGAAAACAACGGCATAACACAGACATTTGTCGCCAACAGAACTGGAATTCCTGTTCAGAAACTCAATCTTTCTCTCAATGGAAATCGCAGATTAGATTTCGATGAATACGAACTAATTTGTGGGGCGTTATCCGTTGGGACCGACAAGTTTCTTGAACCAAGGTTGCCAGAAGTTAAGTAGAAAGGAGTGTATGAAGATGGAAGGAAAATCAATCGCCGGACTTACGGACTATGCTTTTGAGATGCTTGGATATGATAAAGAAAAGATTCTCAAGGCAGTAGAAAATTGCGTAATGGCAATGGGAGAATTGACAATCGCAGAAAGCAAAGTTGCCCGTAAGCATCTGGACTCTGTTATGGAAGAAATGTATAAGCGGAGTCAAGACACCTTAATAAATACTATTCAGCCTCGTTTATAATCTTATTTTCATGAACGACAAAATTATAAGCATAGTTATAGGCTTGTACATACTGGTTGGACAGTGACAGTACATCAGAAGAATTAACTTCATCTTCTCTGTTTAATTTATTAACTTGTGCAGTTGCTTGGATATAAGCTAAAGCAATATTGTGTGCTGCCAGTTCTGAATTTATAGTACGGATTTCTGAAAGTTCACTGTAACTTAAACCAAAATTATCGGGCATAGCAAATTCCTCCTTTCCAAAGGAGAGTATAGCATAAAAAGGGAGTGAGTACATATCAAAAAAAGAAATTATTTCGTAGAGAAATAGGTGGTAAATAATGGGAGCAAATAATTTTACACACTTTACTGGAAAGAAATCTTCGTTCAAAACTAAAAAGAGAAAGAAGAAAGTAAAAGTGAAAAGAGTTCATAAAAACAAATATGAAAGGAGCGTAAATGGACACATTACAATTTAATAAAGCCGTCAGTCGGCACTGCAAAGAATCTGGTGGAGACTGTTGCAACTGTGATCTGCGGCTTTACTGTTACCTATCGCCCAGCGAGCGACCAGATGAGTTAGTGAGCCTGGTTATTGATTTTTTGCATAACCACATTGAAAGCCATGGTCATTATACCCATCACAGTGCGGCTTCATTTCCGTGTATTGATGATATGGACATGAGCACCGCAGTAGGCGGCGACTGTTACCAGAAACCTCATACTCCTCATAAATAGTGACGTGTTTATGAATTTTATGACAGTGGTACAGTCTTGAGATTGTTTCAACCATATTCGTCTCCTTTCCTCAATACTCAGCATGTCAGTGCCTGCGCTTAAAGGATAGGAGAATAAATATGAAAAGTCAAGGTAGGGAGGTGAAGAAAATGAAACGCCATCCGATTATGGAATATGTGGTTCCAGCAATTGTAGCAAGTGTGGCAACAGTTTTAATCCGTTTAGTGCTAGGGTGGTAAGAATCGAGGAGGTGATAACAAATGTTCCACAGAACACCGTCAAAATATGAAAACATGACAAAATGGGAAATTCTGGATTCCATAAACAGTGACCCTCATTATTCACATGGGAAAATGGCTAGACAAGCACACAGAGCGTTACGCAAGTATGGTGACGGATTACCAATTATTTACAGATATCCGAATTTCCCCTATTTGTTATCTGCATTTGCTGGAGGATTCTCAGCTGTGACCGTATTCATTTTGTTTTCGTCAATGTAAACATTGATTACCTGTCCAGATTTGTACAGTGCAAATAAGCTGATTACGATGGCAACAATGGACAGGACAACAGGGATATACCACCGTTTGCGGTCTCTTACATAAGAATCATAAAAAGCTTTTCCGGCTGACTGAATGCAGACAATGGTTGGTGTGATTCTTGAATCGGTATCTTCTTTACTGTATTTAATGAACCCGCGTTTCCCAAGATATTCTATTTCTCCTTTTTCTGAATCGGAAAAATCAGACAACAGTATATCAGTTTTATAAAGACGTTTTAACAATTTGATTTGTGAACCAGAAATTTCCATAACATCTCTCCTTTCCAAAGGAGAGTATAACACAAAATCCAAAAAACGAAACAAAGAAAGGAAAAATAGTTGACTGGAGCAAAAAATCAGGTAAGAAAGAATCTGTAACTTCACAGTAATTAAGGAGGAAAACATGAAGAAATTTGAATTAACATCAGAAACCAAAATTAACATTTTCGGGAAGAAGCTTTTTCGAATCAAGGCGCTCATATCATTTGGGAATGTAGAAGCCGGAGAAACTGGCGGATGGGTAGAAAAAGAAGAAAATGTAAACCAGTCCGGCGATGCATGGGTGTTCGGCAATGCAGAGGTGTTCGGCAATGCAAGGGTGTCCGGCAATGCAAGGGTGTTCGACAATGCAAGGGTGTTCGACAATGCATGGGCGTTCGGCAATGCAAGGGTGTCCGGCAATGCAAGGGTGTCCGGCAATGCAAGGGTGTTCGGCAATGCAAGGGTGTCCGGCAATGCAAGGGTGTTCGACAATGCAAGGGTGTTCGGCAATGCATGGGCGTCCGGCAATGCATGGGTGTTCGGCAATGCAAGGGTGTTCGGCAATGCAAGGGTGTTCGACAATGCAAGGGTGTCCGGCAATGCATGGGTGTCCGGCAATGCATGGGTGTTCGGCAATGCAAGGGTGTTCGGCAATGCAGAGGTGTTCGGCAATGCAGAGGTGTTCGACAATGCATGGGTGTCCGACAATGCATGGGTGTCCGGCAATGCAGATTACGCAACTATTCATGGATTCGGTACTCAATTCCGCACAACTACATTCTTCAGATGTAAGGACAAACAAGTTAAAGTGTCTTGCGGCTGCTTCTATGGAACAATTCCAGAGTTCCGCGAACAGGTGAAAAATACCAGAAAAGGCAAAATCGCCGAAGAATACTTGATGATTGCCGATCTCATGGAGAAACATTTTGCAGAAGAAGCAAAATAGAAGAAGCATCATAATCTATCGTAGAAAGGAGAGATTCTTATGGCAGTAATTAAAACAATTAAGAATGAATCTGGCGGGATAATTAGAATACATGATGATTACTGCAAGGATAATACACCGGAAGACAATCAAAGGATTGTCGATGAATGTTCGAGAATTATCTTGGACTACTACAGAAGAAAAGAAGCAAATTTGGCATAAGCGCCCCGGAGGGAGCTACGACCTCCACCCCGGAGCAGTAAACCACTAAACCAACCTTAGTGGATACAGGTAAATTATAATCCTCTATCCGCTAAAAAGTCAATATTAAGCGAGAGGAAAATAACATGGAAAATAAAAAAAATGCAACAAACAATGAAAAGATTACATGGAACGATTTGGAAACAATGTTGGCTACCGAAATCGTAAAAAAAGCAAAGAGAGAGACTAAGAAGTGGTTCAGTGCATGGCTTTTGACTGCCGCGCTGTTAATCATTACTAATATCTTCTGGTATATTGCTTACAGTCTGTAATCTTTTTTCTTTTTGGAGGGAAAAGAATGAAATCACCTAGACAAAATAGAAGGGATATCGTAGTTAGTGTGATTATTGGGATTTTGCTTACTTTTCTTCCGGTGTGGATGTGGGAGAAGAACTTGCAGCAGATCCTGGCAAGTATCGTATTCGCACTGTTTACGTATTTAGCACTGCTTTAAGAAAGGAGAACGGAAATGTTTGAAAAAGAAATTAAAGAGCTTTTTGAATTAGCGTGGAGAGTTTCGAACGAAACAGATTATTTTGTTTCGTTCGATATTGCTTCGCATGTGCATGCTTGCGATATCAACATTATGAATTCAAAGTGGAATTCGGGTAAGAAAATGGATGGCAATTATATAATTTATTTTGATAGTAAATTGCTTGAAGAGGAATCAGCTGAGCAGTGCAAACTTGCAAAAGCACATCTTCTTAGGTTCTTAATAGATGGGAGGTGTCCGTTAAATGCTGAATCAGATAGAATTGAAGCTCCTGCCGACAATGGAACTGATAACAACGGCGAACGAGCTTCTAGAGGAGCTGAACAGACGGAAATCGTACATTCTTGACTGGGAAAACCCGGATATGTATCTAAACCACCTCGAATATCACTGTGCCGGCGGAACATTTTCGAATGGCAAAAAAAAT